GCGGCGGCCCCGGCTGCCCGGGCGGGGTGGCTTTATCCCAGGGAATTGGCGATGAGCGAATTTCTCGACTTAATGCGAGTTATCGATATGGCCTATGAGCAATCGAAAAACGACCCGCCGGCGATGCGCCTCGAATTGGTGCAGCGCCGGGTCATTCAAGAATTTGGCGGCGCGCGTGTCTACGTGCCGGCGCGCGAGACGTTCGTCATGGGTGCGCGCTTCGATCTATCGGGCAGCCCCGCCGATGTCATGCGCCGTTATCGTGTCTCGCGCGCCACGGCCTTTCGCCTCCTAAAAAAATAATAGTCTCATCCTTGCCTTAACTTGAGACTGCGCCGCGGCCAATATCCTGGCCGTGAGCGCACCAACCCCCACCCAAGAGCCCCTCGAGCTCCACGCCGGCGATACCTGGCAATGGCGCCGCGAGGATCTCGCCGACTATCCGGCGAGCGTTTGGACGCTTAAATATCGATTCAAGAATGCGGCCGGCGGCTTTGAAATCACCGCCACCGCCGACGGGGATTCATTCGCCATCAGTGTGGCCGCGGCCACCACCGCGGCCTACGTCGCCGGGGAGTACGATTGGGTTGCCTGGGTCGGTGATGGCACGGGGGTTTACACCATCGCCGAGGGCCGCGCCAAGGTGCTGCCCGACGTGCGGGCCGGCGTTGCCACCCTGGGCCTCGATTTGCGCACCGACGCGCGCAAGTATCTCGACGGGCTCAAGGCGGCGCTACTCGCGCGCGATCCGAGCCTCGCCGCTTTTACCTTTCAAACCGCCGCCGGCGCGCGCACCAAGACATTTTCGACGCTGGCCGAGGTGCGCGCCGAGCTCGACCGCGCCCAGGCCGACGTAGCACGCGAGGCCGTGGCCGACTCGATCGCGAAAGGCGAGGGCAACCCGCGCCGGCTCTTCGTGAGGTTCGGTCGTGTTTAAGGGCCTGGGCGCGCGCCTCGGCCGATGGCTCGGCATGCGGTCGCAGGTGCGTATGTACGCCGCCGCCCGGGCCTCGCGCACCAACGCCGATTGGCCCACCGGCACCACCTCGGCCGACACCGAGCTCACGAGCTCGCTCTCGGTGCTGCGCAACCGCTCGCGCGCATTGATGCGCGATAGTTCATACGCCCGGCGAGCTCGCGAGATCGTGGTTAATAACGTCATTGGCGCCGGGGTCGGCCTGCAGGCCCAGGTTGTGACGCGCGATGGCAAGGCCATCGCCCGGATCAACGACGAGCTCGAGGAGGCCTTCGCGGAATGGTGTAGGGCACCGAATTGCCACACCGGAGGCCGGCTATCTTTCGCCGACATCGAGCGGTTATTGATCGATCAGACGTTTACCGTGGGCGAGGTATTCATTCGCAAGCACTATGTGCCCTTCGGTGAATCGCGCGTTCCCTTCGCGCTCGAGGTGATCGAGGCCGAGCGCATGGTCGACGAATGGACCGTGCCAAGCCCGCCCACCTCGGGGGGCACGCTGCGCCTGGGGGTTGAGGTCGACAATTTCGACCGGCCGCTCGCGTATTGGATACGCGAGCGACACCCCGGCGAGCTCCGATTCATGGCCGGCGGCGCGCATCGGGTCGAGCGGGTGCCAGCGGAACAAATCATTCACCTGCAGCGCATCAGCCGGTGGCCGCAAACCCGTGGGGAACCTTGGTTGCACACCGTGATTCAACGGCTGCGCGACATGGATGGTTATTGCGAGGCCGAGATAGTCGCCGCTCGCGCCAGCGCTTGCTATATGGGTTTCATCAAGTCGCCCGAAACGCCGATCGCCGACTCGACCGAGGGCGGGCAGCATCAACTCGAGATGTCGGCGGGGATCGTCGAGCACTTGCTGCCGGGCGAGGATTTTATCTCGCACAACCCCAACCGCCCCAACACCGGGCTCGACGCGTTCATGCGTTACATGCTGCGCGAGGTGGCGAGCGGCGCGGGGGTGTCCTACGAGTCACTGTCGCGCGATTACTCGCAAAGCAATTACTCCTCGAGCCGCCTGGCGCTCCTCGACGATCGCGACTTGTGGCGGATGCTGCAGCAATGGTACGTGCGCAATTTCCGCGACGTGGTGCATCGCGAATGGCTACGCCAGGCGGTGTTATCGCGCGCCGTGACCACCATCGGGGTCGAAGAGTACGCGCTCAACCCGCGCAAATTCGAGGGCGTGCGATTCAAGGCCCGCGGGTGGGGTTGGATTGATCCGACCAAAGAGGTCGAGGCCTATAAAGAGGCCGTGCGCGCCGGGTTTACGACCACGGGCGACGTTATCGCCGCCACCGGCGGTGGCCAGGATCTCGAAGATGTGTTGAGCGCCCGCGAGCGCGAGCTCGAGCTCATGCGCGAGAAGGGTTTGCAGTTTGACACCGACCCGGGCGCCAAGCCCGCCGCACCCACCAAACCCACCGCCCAGGATGCCGACGCGCCGGATGATCCGGCCGACTCGCAGGCGGGGCGGGTGTTCTCCATGACGCGGAGGTAAGCATGCAACGTCAACAATTTAACCGCGCCAAGGTAATCGGCGAGACGTGGGCGCGCGAGGGCATCTTCGACCGGGCAAGCGCGAATGATGAAAAACGCACCGTCGAGCTTTCATTTTCTTCCGAGGTGCTCGTCGAGCGTTATTACGGTTTCGAAAAGCTCTCGCACGCCGATGGCGCCGTGAATCTCGATCGGCTCAATTCTGGCCGCGCCAATTTACTCGTCATGCATGCCCCGGGCGATTGGGTCGGGGTGATCGAGTCGGCGCAGGTGACCGACAAGCGGGGGCGATCGGTCGTGCGCTTTGGAAATTCGCCACGCGCGCAATCCGTATTTCAGGACGTGCGCGACGGCATCCTCGCCTCGGTGTCGGTCGGCTATCGGGTCGACGACATCAAGCTGACGCGCTCGGGCGATGCGGGCGACGAATACACCGTGACCCAGTGGACCCCTTACGAAATTTCGCTCGTGACCGTGCCGGCCGATGAATCGGTCGGCGTGGGCCGATCGGCTGAAGTTCTCAACCAGGCGCTCGCCGCCACACCCAAGGAGCAATCCAAAATGGACGCACCAAACACCGCGGCGGGCGCGCCCGTCGATGTTCAAGTGATCGACCACGCCGCCCCCGAGCGGCTGCGCATCAAATCGCTGCAAACCCTTTCGCGCGATCACAAGATCGACGACGCGCAGCGCGACAAGTGGATCGACGAGGGCGTCACCACCGAGGAGGCCGCGCGCAAGGTGCTCGACATCATCGCCGAGCGCACGAAGCGCAACCCCTCGACGGTTTCGCACGTCGGCTTGACCCCTGGCGAAACCAAGCAATACTCGGTCACCCGCGCAATTTCTGCGGTGATCAACAAGAATTGGAACGCCGCCGGGTTCGAGCTCGAATGCTCGCGCGCGATTGCGCAAAAGCTCGGTAAGGTGTCCAACGAGCACACATTCTATGTGCCGCTCGAGATCCAGAAGCGCGACCTAATCGTCGGCACCTCGACGATGGGCGGCTATCTCGTCTCGACCGGCAATGTCGGGTTTATCGACTTGCTGCGCAATCGCTCGGTGCTCTATCGCATGGGCGCGATGCGACTCTCGGGCCTGCAGGGCTCGGTCACGGTGCCCAAGATCACCGCCCCCGGAACGGGTTACTGGCTCGCAACCGAGGCCACCGCGGCAACCGAGTCGCAAATGGTGATCGGTCAAATGGCGCTTACCCCGCGCAACTTGGGCGCCTATACCGAAATCAGCCGGCAACTGTTGCTGCAATCCTCGCCGGATGCCGAGGGCCTGGTGATGTCGGATCTTGCCCAGGTGTGCGGCCTGGCGCTCGACGTGGCGGGATTGCGCGGCACGGGCACCGAGCAACCCACGGGCGTGATCAATACCTCGGGCATTGGAACGGTCACCATCACCACCGGCGTGGTGACCTATGCCAACGTGCTCGAGTTTCAAACCGACACCGCGGTCGCCAATGCGCTCGCCGCCGAATCGGGCTACGTGACCACCCCGGCAATCAGCGCCATCCTGAAGCAAAAGGCCCGATTCGCAAACTCCGATACGCCGATATGGCAAGGCGGGGTGCTCGATGGAAATATCGAGAGTATGCGGGCGATGTCGACCAATCAATTGGCCGCGGGTCAATTGCTGTTCGGAAACTTCGGCAATGTCGTGGTGGGCGAATGGGGGGTGCTCGAGATCGAGGCGAACCCGTACGCCAACTTTGCCGCCGGCATCGTCGGGGTGCGGGCTTTCCTGACCGCGGACGTGGGCACGCGCTACCCGGGCGGCTTTTCCCTGGGCACGGGCATCACGGCCTAAGTCGGCCAACGTGACCAACGCGCGGCGGTCGCACACATGCTGACCGCCGCTCAACTGAGGGAAAACGCAATGAATCCTCCCAAAATGGTGAAAGTTGAGGCCGTGCGCGGCTTCATCTATGAAGGCCGTGCGGTGGCGCCGGGTGACCGGGTAAACGTGCCGGCGATTTTTGCCAACGAGCTCGTCTACAATCAAAAGGCCATCAGGATTGCAGAGGTTGCGCCGGTGGCGACCAAAAAACCCGCGGGCAAGGATGCGCCCGACGCGGGTGGCCAGTGACCTGGCGATCTACCGACCCCCAGGGCGCCGAGTCTGCGAAGATTCGGCATGAGCTCATACCCTATATCCGCGGGCGGTGCCTGGATCTCGGGTGTGGTGCGGAAAAGGTTTGGCCGCATTTCGTCGGGGTCGATAATTTCGTCGATCAAAAGCTCTTCGGCTCGAATGTGTGCGCCGAGATGCGGGTCGATACCTGCGAGCGCCTCGAGCTATTTGGCGATGCTCAATTCGATTGCGTTTTCTCGTCGCACCTGCTCGAGCACATAGTCGACTATCGCGCAGCGCTCGCCGAATGGTGGCGCCTGGTGCGCCCTGGTGGCACGCTAATACTGTACCTGCCCCACCGCGACCACTACCCCAGGATAGGCACCGAGGGCGCCAACCCCGATCACAAGCACGATTTTGCCCCGGATGACATCGCCCAGGCGATGGCCTCGAGCCGCGCCGGGTGGTCGCTCGAGCGCAACGAGACGCGCGCCGGCGGGCAGGAATACTCATTCCTGCAGGTGTACCGCAAGCGCACCGACGGGCACCACCTGCACCCCTGGAAAGCCCCGGCGCCCGAGAAAACCGCCGCCGTGGTGCGCCTGGGCAATATCGGTGACGCATTGTGGGCGGGGAGCGTGATTGCGCACCTCAAGGCCGAGGGTTATCACATCACGCTATATACGGGCGATGCCGGCGCGTTGACGCTCAAGCACGATCCGAATATCGATCGCATCATCAACGTGCCCCCGGTGTATGACGCCGCCGGGCTCGTGGCCTTTTTCATCTATGAGCAACAAAAGTACGCGCGTTTCGTCAACCTCGTGGGGGTGGTCGAGACGCGACTGTTACCCGCGGCCTCGGATGTGGAGTTCTGGCGGCCGGCCGATCAACGGCAACGCATGTTCGGCTCCACCAATTACCTCGAGGCGCTGCACGTGGCCGCCGGGGTGCCGATCGAGCCCCGGCAAAAGTTCTACCCGAGCCCCGACGAGCTCGCCCGCGCCGCCACGCAGCGCGCGCGCCTGCCCGGGCCGGTGGTCGTAATCAACCCGGTGGGCTCGACGGTTTCCAAATTTTGGCCGCACGTGCAGCGCGCAATTGATCTCCTCGAGGCCGCCGGATGCTGCCCGGTGATTCTCGGGGATCTCCGGGGCGCGACCTACACCACCACCCGCGGGCTCGTGGTCGGCAAAACCTGGCCGCTACGCGACGCGCTCGCCTTTGCGTTGTGCGCCGATGTTGTCGTCGGGGTCGAGTCGGCGCTCGTCAACGCCGTGGCATTCGAGCCGAGTCTCAAGGTGGTCATGCTGTCGCATTCGTCGCACACCAATTTGACGGCCTCGTGGGCCAATACGGTGGCGCTCGAGCCCACCGCGGTGTCGTGTTACCCGTGTCACCGCATCCATAGGACGATGGAGCATTGCCGAGCCGACCCGGAAACGGGCGCCGCGGCCTGCCAGGCGGTGGTATCGGCCGAGCAAGTGGCCGAGCTCGTGGCCGAGTATCTCGCCAATCAAGCTCGGGGTGCTGCGTGACTATCCGGTTGCTGCATTCTGTTTTCATCAATGGCGCGCTCACCGCGGCCGGCGCGGTGCTCTACCTGGCGCCCAACGTCGAGGCGCAATGGGTGGCGACGAATCGCGCCGAATACGTGCCGAGCCCGCCACGCGAGGTCGTGACGGCCCTCGCCGGGTCCGATGGGCTTTCGCATCGGCCCTGGGCCCCCTCGAGTGCGCCGGTATTCCTGCGCGCCTGCTCCGATCTAACTAACTGGACGCTAGGCAATTCCGGCACGGCGGCCACCGCCACCGTGGATCATGCCTCGCCCTTCGGGGTGCCTGCGATCCGGCTTGATATTCCCAACGGGAACACATACACGCAATTGACGTGCGCCGGGTTGACCGTGCCCGGGTTTGGCGGCGCCGTGGGCCAAGTTGGTTGGGTGTTCTATGTCGAGGACGAGACAATAATCTCGCAGGCCCAATCGATTTTGGGCGACGCCGGATTTGGCTCGAGCGATACCCTCACCTATAACCTGGCGAATAGCGGGCATCACAATATCAATGGCCCGCACGTTTTCAGCCATGCCAAGGTGCTCGCCTTCACCGCTACAGATATTCGCTTGCGGATCTTCGGGGGCAGCGTACCCGCGGGCGTGACGACCCGGGTATGGGTGCTCGGGGCATTTATTCCGCGCCCCAC